GCACATTGTAATGGATACATCACAGGCGAAACACTATTTATAACAAAAGACCATTCTGACTTTCCTTTTTGGCCAATATCATCCAAAACAAAAACATCTTGGTTTTCGTAATCATCATAAAAATCTTTTCCCGCTTCAATAGGTGGTACTGTATGCACGTATACGCTCTTATTCCTATGAGTACGTAATATCTCTACTAAATTATTCATTAATACTGATTTTCCACAACCTGGAGTACCTTCCAATACTATACACAAGGGTTCTGATCTAGCTGATTTAGCATAATTATTAGCGTACTTAACAACATTATTTACAAAAGCATTCCAAGTCTCTCTAGTGTATCTATTACTATCATTACCTACAAACCTTCTAAAAGCCTCACTTTCGTTGCACTCTACATGCAATCTCAATACTTCTTGTCTAAAAGCAGCATCTAACAATATTTGAGAGTTCTTAACATATTTACTATACAAACCACTCACCTGCTTGATTAATCTTTGTGAAATAAAATAACCTAATATATTTTTAATACTATCACACACTATTTGCACATAGGGCACGCACACATAATTAGCTTCCAACCAATATATAAGATCCAATATCATATTAAAAAATTTAATCATCACACTCATCAATGCATTACAATCTGTAAATCGTTTCCCCGATAATAAATTAAACTGCTTAATACTTTCTAACAGACCACTAGGTAAGCCAAAAATGGATACTAATAGTGCTAAATCATTAAGTCCTATCTCCAAAACTTGACTATTAAACACAGCTTCTGCTCTTTTCGAGATCGAATAAATATTTAATACTGTTATAACTACTGTACCAAAGCTAAAATAACCTTCTCTACAAGTTAATATCAAAGTCAACAAATCTAAAACTAACATTCTAGCTTCAAATGAGTTAAATTTACTAGCCATTCTTTTCATACTATCAGCAAAGTTATTGATAGACGTAAAAGTGTCCTTTACTACTCCTGAAAAAGGTCTCATAAAATCCAATATCTCGGCTTCCCAAACTTTCTTATCACTAAACACAAAAATTTTTGTTTCTTTAATCCTTATACACTTAGCCATTCTATACTTAGTAGCCTCGGTTCGTAAATACTTTTCTAATTTCTTACCATTAACTCTATGTAAAATAGCCTTATCTAAATTAAATATATAAAAATCTCCATCTCCTTCATAATAAGTGACATTTCTTGATAAACGTTTTCCAAACTTACCTTTCACTAACTTAACTATATCCTCTGGTAATCTTGCATCCTTAAACCTGGGTTTATCTAAAGATCTATAGCTCTCGCTACGCTCTTTATCCAAACAATCATAATCGACATTATCAAAGCAATCATCATACAACACATCCTTAGGTCCAGCGTAGACATCCTCTACGGTGTTAGTCTTAGATGTTATTGTAATCAAATTCTGGGTTTCAATATCCTGTCCGATTCTCGTCGAACACATAGCACCATTCAGCGGTGATGCGACCTCGTTTATGTTTTCTGTAATAAAATGTCAACCTTTCCTAAGAAAGGTAATATCAAGAATATTACTCTCAATATTTTTAACGGTTTCCAACCGGATTTATTCGCTATAAATCAAATATCAAACATGAATAATCACATTCGACGCATCCTTATTCCAAGAAAATCGTTTAAATTATTTCTGTTCTTCAAACTTGTTGCATACGGCGCATTTACGGATCAACAGACCCCAAGCAAACAGAATCAGCAAATTTAATTATCTAATACACACACTGCAGTAACACGCTGAAATGTTAATAGTCTATTTAGCTCACTCACGTAAAGCGGATAGACTGATACGAAATACGGTTCGGTTGCCTGAACCATATAATTTTAAAATGGTAAATCACCTTACAATGATTTGCCATCTCTTTATACAAAAACAAA